TTAGCGCAAACGCAATTGCAATTAGCTACAAGTGCACCTCAATTACATAATATTAAAGAAGCTTACAGAAGAATGTACGAGGCTTTAGGTGTTGCAGATATAGATAAGATTATGAAACTGGATAAACCTGAACCAATGAGTCCTACTATGGAACATCAACGTTTATTAGATTTAGACAAGATTGAGGCATATGAAGGGCAAAATCATGACGCTCATATTCAAGCTCATTTATTATTCGGAATGTCACCAATCGTACAAGCACAACCAGCTTTAGCAATAGATTTAAATAAACATTTAATGCAACACATCTCATTAAAAGCAAGAGAAGCAGTTGATGCACAAATCATGGCAGCTGAACAACAAATGGGTCAACAAGCTCAGAATGTTGATGAATTAAAAGTTTCTCAGATAGCAGCTCTTGAAGCGCAATTCCTAGCTGAAGTTCAACAGATGCAGGCTCAAATGTCTGGCGCTGGTAAACCAGATCCTGTTATTGCATTAAAAGAAAAAGAATTACAAATGAGAGCAATGAAAGACCAGGCTGATGCACAATTTGATTTCTCTAAATTAAACTTAGATCAACAAAAACTAGCACAAAAAGAAAAAACAGATCAAGCTAGAATTCAATCGCAAGAAGATATTGCACAATTACGTGCTAACATAAATTTACAAAAATTAGATGCCGCTAAAAAAAGGAACTAGTCAAAGAACAATATCTGCTAATATTAGCGAATTAAATAAAGCTAAAGCAAGTAAGAGTAGACAAAAGGCAATCAATACTCTAGCTTCTAAGAAAGGTATTAGTAAAAAGAAGGCTAAACAAAGGCTTTCTGTTGCTATTGCGCTACAAAAGGCAGGTAAACGTGACAAACGAAGAGCAACTTAATAGATTTATTATTGAATTAAGAGATCTTATTATTGATAAAAATCTTTCATTAGATGAGAATTTTATTATGTTTGAGGCAATGGCCTGCGTTGCTAAAGATCTTTTGAAGATTACCATGGAGGATTATCAGGCTTTACAACTAGCAGAACAAACGTTAAAAGATATGTCTGATAACGTAACTATTCACTGATATGAAAAATAAATTAAAACCAGTACCAAAAAATAACAAAGGACTACCTAAGCTTCCTAAAGCTGTAAGAAATAAAATGGGTTTTATGAAAGGTGGCGGGTTAGCGAAAGCTACGGCTGCTCTTAAGGCTAAAGGACTAAAAAGAGGTGGACCGATTAAAAGAAGGGTAAAAGTATGAAATTTAAAAATGCAAAAATGTCTAAGGTGCCTTTTAAAAATCCTTTTCCTACAACTAAAGTTGCTTCCGATGCCGCTATAGTTTTTTCACCTTTTGTTGTAAAACAAAATAAGGGATCAGGACCACAAGGTCAAACTAGCAAAATGCAAATTAAAAAAGTTCCATTCAAAGGCGTAAAGTAGTATACTTCGCAACTTTAACAAAGGAGGTTTCTATGAAACTTTTATCAGACTTATGGGATCATTTAAAAGAATGGTCAGACTGGAGTATGAAAGACTGGATTAAAGCTGGTATTGTAGCTTTAATCGTAATTATAATTATAGGAGCAATCTAAATTAATGGTTTGGCAATTATTAGCAAAGCCCTTACTTGGCGTCGTCGCTGATGGCGTCAAGGGTTTTGTAGATACCAAAAAAGCAAAACAAGAATTAAAACTTACAACAATAAAAGCAACGCAAAAACTTAAAGAAGACCAGATTGCAGGTAAAGTTGCTTGGGAACAAAGCGCTGTGGATCAAATGAAAGGATCCTGGAAAGATGAGGTAGCATTAATTGTTCTACTTCTTCCAGCCGTTTTAGTTTTCACACCTTTACAAGATCACGTACATAAAGGGTTCCTCGCCCTCCAAGACCTGCCGTCGTATTATCATAATTTGTTGTACATTGCGATTTCTGCCAGTTTCGGCATCAAGGCTGGATCTAGCGCTATTGGATTATTTAAAAAGAAATAGGAGAATATTATGGTTGACCACACACATGAAGAACACATCGTAGGTAAAAGCGGTGACTATACAGCTAAGGGTAACATAGGAGATACTTGGGAGAAAAGTGCATACACTGGAGGAGTATCTGTAAAAGGATCTGCAACTCTTGTAGATGACACACCCGATGGCAGCTACGACGTGAAAATAAAAACAAACTGTGATGGCTATAATCATACTTACACTGTTGACAAAGGTGAGAACTTTGATTTTAAAAAAGTTACAACAAATTTTTTTGATGAAACTGATATTAAAATAACCGTTACAGGTAATGATGGTCAAACAGGGACTTTTAAATTAGTCATAGATTACAGCACTTGTTAATGAAAAAAAATAAAGTTAAAAAAGTAAAAAAAGTTGTAAAAGCATTGAAGAAAGCTTCTAACACTCATGCGAGACAAGCTAAAACTTTACAGAAAGTAATTAAAAGTAAATGAGTTACGAAGCATTATCTAAATCAGTAAAATTAAGTGAAGGGTTCAGAAATAAAATTTATCAAGATACCGAAGGGTTTGACACCATAGGCTGGGGCCATAAAGTTGTTGTAGGAGATCCTTTTGTTCCAGATCAAGAATACACTGAAGAAGATTTACAATCAGTATTTGACAAAGATTTAAGTAGAGCGATAGCTCAAGCTAAACAATTAATGACTCAAAATAATATTGACGATTTGCCAGAAACTGCGCAACATGTATTAGCTGAGATGTGTTTCCAGCTGGGCCAATATGGCGTCCAAAATTTTCGTAACATGTGGAAATGCTTGCAGGAAGCCAATTTTATTGGTGCAAGTTATGAGATGTTAGACTCCAAATGGAATAAACAGACTCCAAATCGTTGTAAAAAATTAGCAGATCTTATGAAATCATGCGGTTAGAAAATTTTTTTACTGAATACAAAAAACAATTAATTGCTAGACAAAAACAAGTAGAAGAGTCTATAACTAGCGGATTGTGTAAAGACTGGTCAGATTATAAATATTTGACTGGTAAAAACGCAGCACTTAAACAAGAAATACAGGAACTCACGGACCTGCTAAAGAAAACGGAGCTAGAAGATGACTAAACCAAAACTTATCGTACCAAAACACATTTGGGATAATAAGAAGGCTGAGAAAGAAAAAAAAGAATTAGAAAAAATACCAACTCCTACGGGTTGGAGAATAGTTTTGTTTCCATTAAAATTAAACAATAAAACAAAAAGCGGTTTGTATTTAACTGATGAGACAGTTTCTGAATCACAGATGACTACAAATATTTGCAAAGTTTTAAAAGTTGGTCCTATGGCATACAAAGATAAAACACGGTATCCAGACGGTAAACCTTGGTGCAAAGAAGGTGATTGGGTATTAATTACATCATATGCTGGTTCTAGAATTAAGATTGAAGACGGAGAACTAAGAATAGTAAATGAAGACGAGATCATAGCAACTGTTGATGATCCTCGAGATATTTTACCAAGGAACTTACTATAATATGGAGAAAAGTATGCAACCACAAGTGGCGTCTGAAAAAGACAAAATGGTTCCAATAGATACATCTGGTGATCCTGTTGATGTAGAATTAAAGGATGAAGACAAAAAAGATGATCTTAAATTAGAGGAACAAACTGAGGAAACTAAAGTTGAAGAAGAAGGTTTTGAAAATAAAAAAGAAGTTGATGAGTACGGTGCTGGTGTACAAAAAAGAATAGACAAACTTACTTTTAAAATAAGAGAAGCCGAACGCAGAGAAAAGGAAGCAATTAAATTTGCAGAAGCTGTTAATAAAGAAAATGCTGATCTTAAATCAAAAGTAAAAGATGTCGATGATGGTTATTTAGATGAATATTCTAAACGAGTAACCTCTGAAATGGAAAAGGCTCAAGCTGTTTTACAAGATGCAATAAATTCAGGTAATGCTAAAAAACAAGTGGAGGCTCAACAAGCTATAGCTAGACTTGCTATAGAAGAGGAAAGAGCTAATGCATCAAAAGCTCAAAGAGAAAAAGCATTGAAAGAGCAAAAAGATGCACCTAAAACACCACAACAACCAATACAAAACGCTA